CTCGTGCCCGCACTGGCTCGCGTACATGAGCAGTGTTTTACGCTTCCGGCCGAGGCAAGCGTTGACGTCCTGGCCCGCCGCCATGTGCCTGATAAAGCTTTCGGCGTCATTGTGAAAGTCGGCGGTTTTGATTGTCCAGCCGGCGGCGGCGGCGGCTTCCATGTAGCGGCTCATGTCGTTGTCTTCTTCAAGGTAGACCCTTGCGCCCTGTTCGTAAGAAAAGCGGCTGATTTGGTCTTCAATTCCAAGGGTGACAAGGTCGGAGCGTTTCACCTCAAGCCATCCGTGAGCGGGGTCGGTGTAAAAATTTAAGTCTCGGGTTTTCATAATTTGAAGCTTTCTTTATGTTCGGTGATTTCATAACCCAAAGCCTGAATCAGGCGAAGGGCTTCGATGGTGAGGGTTTTAGTGCCGGCAATTTTGGCGAATGCTTGGGCGGTTTCATCCTTTGGATAAATTACCCGATTGCCATAAATCGTTTTAACTTGGATTGTGATTTTCATGCTGAAACCTTTCGGGCTGAAAGTCTGATTTTGTAGAAGGGCTCACCGGTCGATGTGTGGGCGGTGATCAGTTGGCGGCTTGCGTTTAACTTGGTGGCAATTGCTTGCCAGTCGGTCGATGTTCTTTGTTCTTGGATCACGGCGGCTCTGTGAGCGGTTCCGTCAACGGCGGCATGTCCGGCGGCGATCAATACGGCCTTGAATGTATCTTCACGGGCTTTCAGTTCGGCAATCTGAGCCCTGATATCGGCGAGCGTATCAACGGCATAAGTCAGGTCGTCCGGTGTGAATATTTCGGTTGAAATAATTTGATTAAAGTCTCTGAGGTTTGACATGGTGTGTTTTCCTTTAAATGGTTTTTGTTGATTCGTGGCGGGTCATTCCGTAGGCGACCCAAATATTAAAGAGGGTGCGAATGCTGATGCCTTCAGACCACAAAACGTAATGAAACCCAAAAAATTTCAAGTTGTCTTTAATTGCGAAAATGCTTGATTGCATGATTTTTCCTTTAGTTAAGTTCTAGAGCTAATTGCTGAGTCTGTCCGGTGGGCTCCGGCTTCTTTTTGTAATTCTTTAAAACGGCAAGTTGTTGACCGATTCCAAGGCCGGCGAGCGGATAGGCGGCGTCTAGGTTTGTGCAAGCGGCGGCATAGTTGGCACCGGCTAGAACTGTGACGGATCTTCCCTTGTGCGGCTCAAGTTCGGCGGCGGTGCGTTGCGCCCATGCTTGCCGGTCGGATTGGGTCATGTCTGATAGTGTGACGTTGTAGGGGTTTAAAACGGCGTCCGGATCAACGGCGCCATGTAAGGCGGAAAGTATGAGCACATCGGCGCCGGCTCGGGCGGCGGCTTCCATGGCAAATTTAAAAGCTTGTCCCTGATAAAGATCTCGGGCTTTTGCGGGCTTGTCCAGCTTCGAGCCGGAGCACGCTATCAGGTAAAGCGGGCGGGTTTTTTCGTGTGCAATCAAAGCACGGCGGCGGCTCAATTCGGCACCTTTAACCTCTCTGTGAATGCCGGCGTTTATATCCTTTTCACACTGAGCCAGTTCTCGGCGGGCTTGTCTAATAAGTGCTGATTCTTTCATGTGGTGTTTTCCTTTGCGTTGTTAATGGGTTACTACTGGGGGCAATGCTGACAGTTGTCAATAGGTCTGTCAGTCACATAGGTGACAGGGTGCAGCATAGGGTGAACAATCAATTTTTAGGTGTGAAAACCGGATCGCATACCACACGTTCGGCGGCCAGGTTGTCGCATGCGTGACAGTTCCGGCTTTGTTCTGTATGATGGGCGGCATTCAATAAAGCGGAGCGGAACAGTATGAAAAGGGCTCAAGTAAGGGAAGCACTAGAGCAAGTCCCAATAGATCAGATACTCGGAGTAAAGGGGAAGCTGACACACAAACAAAAAACCTTCGCCCGTTTGGTCGCCCAAGGGGAAACCGGAGCCGGTAGTTATAGACAGGCCTATAACGTGACCACCAAAAGAGCGAAGACCACCGGCAATGCGGCGAGTGATCTAAAAAAGCATGCGGGAATTGCTCGGGAGATAGAAGCTATCCGACTGGCTGAAAGTGCGAAGGCATACCATACCCCCGAACATTTGCGCTCCCTCGTCATTCATTCCTTGGTCAAGGTCATAACCGACCCTGAGAGCAAAGCCGGTCAGATCACGGCGGCGGCTAAGGTGCTCGGGACTGTTACGGAGGTTTCAGCCTTTACAGAACGTAAGGTGGTCGAGCACATCACATCGAGCACGGACGCACGGGCTCAGCTATTGGACAAGCTTAGAACATTAGTGCATGGAACTGTAACGGATGTAACTGTAAAAGACGCCGACTCTCTATTGGCTGAGTTGGAGCCCGCCCCGTTGGCGGATGCGCCTGCTGCCCAGGCTGACCCCCCACCCCCCGATTTGCCAAGTAGGAGTCCCCCCTCTCACCTACATAGTATTCCACTCGAAGTGTCAGAAGAAAAACCGGATGGGGGTACTTCTTTCCCAGAGAGCGACTCAGATGATGATTTTTGGAAAGACCCCCCGTCACCTTTTGAAACAAAATAGGGGTGGGGTATATATATTTTGAAAACTAGAAAACATAGGGTTAACCCACCCCAATGGTAAGCGTTACCATTGCTTAAAAAATAGGCAGTATATGCTGAGTGAAACGAAGAAAATGCAGATAGTAATAAATCGAGACATGATAAGACGGCGGGAGATGAGTTATGAAGAGTGTATGGAGAAGAGTATGAGTCCCGTTCAGAAGGATGTATTTATCATTGTGGATGAGTGGTGGAAGAAGTATGGGTGTAGTCCTACACTCCGGCAAATTGCGGATGTACGTGGCAAAACAGGTATCGGGAATACCAAGGATATTGTGGATAGATTGGTTAAATTGGGAGTAGTTAAGAGAGTAGCTGGCAGGAGGAGTATTCGTCCTGTGTACATTAACTTTAGGGATATTGAATGATAGCGAATACCTCAGATGACTTAGATAAGTTGTTAGATAAGCTAGATCCGGCTTTGTATGAAAAGCTGATTGATGAGGTGAAGGTTTATCAGGCGGCTGTAGAAAGAGAAAAAGCTCAGGTTAGCTTTATGGAGTACGTGAGGATGATGTGGCCGGGCTTTGTGCATGGGAGACACCACGCTTTGATGGCAAAAAAATTTGAAGCTATTGCCAAGGGAGAGATGAAGCGGGTGATTATTAATATGCCGCCGAGACATACTAAGAGTGAATTTGCTAGCTACTTACTACCTAGCTGGTTTTTGGGCAAGAACCCTGCTAAGAAGGTGATCCAGTGTTCGAACACGGCGGATTTAGCGGTTGGTTTTGGACGTAAGGTCAGGAACTTGGTGGATTCTGAGCAGTATGCGAGTGTGTTCCCAGGGGTTAAATTACGTCAGGACAGTAAAGCTGCTGGCCGTTGGGCTACGAATAAGAATGGAGAGTACTTTGCTATTGGTGTAGGAGGTACTGTTACCGGTAAAGGTGCCGATTTGTTGATTATTGACGATCCTCACAGTGAGCAAGAAGCGGCTGCGGCGTCTGGTAATCCCGAAATTTACCAAAAAGTGTATGAGTGGTACACCTCTGGACCCCGTCAGCGTCTACAACCAGGCGGAGCTATTGTGATTGTGATGACTCGCTGGGGAGAAGCCGATTTAACGGGTCGTGTTTTACAAGATGCGCTTAAAAGGGAGAAGGGTGAGGAGTGGGAACTGATTGAATTACCTGCGATCATGCCTAGTGGTAACCCTTTATGGCCTGAATTCTGGTCTATTGATGAATTAGAAGCCCTGAAAGAGGAATTACCAGTCTCTAAGTGGAACGCTCAGTACCAACAGAAGCCGACTGGCGAAGAAGGCGCGTTAGTTAAGAGAGAATGGTGGAAGATTTGGGAGAGAGATAAACCACCAAATTGTGAATACGTGATTCAAAGCTGGGATACGGCTTTTACCAAGTCTGAGAGGAGTGACTATTCCGCTTGTACTGTCTGGGGTGTGTTCCACATGGACGAAGATCCTAAAAATGTGAACGTAATCTTGCTGGAAGCGTACCAAGAGAGGCTGGAATTTCCTGAGCTGAAGGAAAAAGCTTTTGAGATGTACAACATTTGGGAGCCGGACACTTGTATTATTGAAGCTAAAGCGGCTGGATCCCCGTTAATCTTTGAAATGAGAAGAATGGGTGTACCTGTACAGGAATACACGCCGGTTCGTGGAAATGATAAGTTTGTGCGTATAAATTCCGTGACGGATCTCTTTAGGTCGGGTAAAGTATGGGCTCCGGATACTCGGTGGGCGCATGAATTGATTGAGCAGATGGCGTCTTTTCCTAATGCGGCTCACGATGACTTGGTAGACTCAAGCACACAGGCTTTAATTCGTTTTAGACAGGGCGGTTTTTTGAGGTTAAACACTGATGAAGAAGATGAGCAGGTTTACCGCCGAAAAGTTGCATATTATTAAGGAAACATATGGCTATAGATAAGGCACTGTACCAAGCACCACTGGGATTAGAAGCCCTGGCGGATGTTCCAGAGATTGAAATTGAGATGGAACCCGAGATTGAAATCACTGAGCTAGAGATTGCTATTGGACCAGAGAAGTTAGAAGGCGGCGATGAGTTTGACGCTAACTTGGCTGAATACTTGGACGAAAGCGCACTGGAAACCTTGGCCAGTGAGTTGGCCAGTGACTTTGATGATGACATTGGCAGCCGTAAAGACTGGATGCAGACCTATGTAGATGGTCTTGAACTTTTGGGTATGAAAATTGAGGAAAGAACTGAACCTTGGGAAGGTGCATGCGGCGTTTATCACCCCCTATTGTCCGAGGCTCTGGTTAAGTTCCAAGCCGAAACAATGATGAGTACGTTCCCCGCTGCTGGGCCCGTCAAGACTCAGATCATTGGCAAAGAAACCCCCGAGAAAAAAGCTTCTGCGGTTCGTGTCCAAGATGACATGAACTATCAGCTGACCGATGTAATGACTGAGTTCCGTCCCGAGCATGAGCGCATGCTGTGGGGCTTAGGTCTGTCTGGTAATGCTTTTAAAAAGGTCTACTACGATCCTCACATGGAGCGTCAGGTTTCTCTGTTTGTGCCGGCAGAAGACTTGGTTGTTCCTTATGGCGCAAGTAACTTAGAGACGGCTGAACGTGTTACCCATGTAATGCGTAAGACTGAGAATGAGCTGCGCCGTTTACAAGTGGCTGGCTTTTACCGAGACATTGATCTAGGCGATCCAGAGAATGTGCTAGACGAAGTAGAGAAGAAGATTGCGGAGAAGATGGGCTTTAGATCCACAACTGATAACCGCTATAAGCTTCTTGAGATGAGCGTAGATTTAGATCTTCCAGGTTATGAGCACGAGGAAGATGGCGAGCCTACAGGTATTAAATTACCATACATCGTAACTGTTGAAAAAGGCTCAAACAAAGTTTTGGCCGTGCGCCGTAACTGGGAGGAGAACGATGAAACCTATCAAAAGCGCCAGCACTATGTCCACTATGGATACGTTCCTGGGTTTGGTTTCTACTGTTTTGGCCTCATACACCTCATTGGGGCTTTTGCTAAGTCAGGCACTTCTCTTATTCGTCAGCTTGTCGATGCTGGTACTTTAAGTAATTTACCTGGCGGCTTTAAGGCTCGCGGCCTACGTGTAAAGGGAGACGACACACCTATTTCTCCAGGCGAGTGGAGAGATGTGGATGTGCCTAGCGGAACTATCCGCGACAACTTATTGCCTCTGCCATACAAGGAACCTAGCCAGACATTGATGGCTTTGCTGGGTCAGATCGTAGATGAGGGTCGCCGTTTTGCTAATACGGCAGATCTTCAGATTAGCGATATGTCGGCTAACGCCCCAGTAGGAACTACGCTAGCTATTCTGGAGCGCACGTTAAAAGTGATGAGCGCTGTTCAGGCGCGCATTCACTACTCAATGAAGCAAGAGTTAAAACTCTTAAAAAATATCATTGCTGCGTATACGCCGGAAGAATACGAATATCAACCTACTGAAGGTTCACGTAGAGCTAAGCGAAGTGACTACGATGATGTTTATGTTATTCCGGTCAGCGATCCTAATGCGTCCACCATGGCGCAAAAGATTGTGCAATACCAAGCGGTTATGCAACTGGCTCAGCAGTCACCCCAGATCTACAACATGCCTTTGTTGCATCGTCAGATGTTAGAGGTGCTGGGTATTAAAGATGCATCTAAGCTTGTTCCTATGGAAGAAGACCAGAAACCTACAGATCCAGTATCTGAGAACCAGAATGTATTGATGATGAAGCCGGTCAAGGCGTTTATGTATCAAGACCATCAGGCTCATATTATGGTTCACATGTCGGCCATGCAAGATCCGAAGATTATGTCTTTGCTCCAGAACAACCCAATGGCTCAGCAATTACAGCAGGCCATGATGGCTCACATTAATGAGCACTTAGGCTTTGAATATCGCAAGCAGATTGAATTGCAACTAGGTATGAGCTTGCCACCTCAGAAAGACGAGGCCGGTGAAGATATCAACATGGATCCAGAAGTAGAAGCACGTTTGGCGCCATTGTTGGCTCAGGCTTCACAGCGTCTACTTGCGAGCAATCAACAGCAGGCTGCTCAACAGCAAGCCCAGCAACAAACTCAAGATCCGCTTGTTCAATTGCAACAACAAGAGTTGCAGATCAAGATGGCCGAGCAGCAACGCAAAGTGGCCAAGGATGCGACAGATGCTCAACTCAAACAAGAGCAACTGACCATCGAAGCTCAGCGCCAGAAGATTGAAGCTGCCCGAGCTATGGCTCAAATGGAGAATACTAAGCAGGCTCACTTGCTGGATAAGAGTGTAGAAGTTTTGACCCACCTGTCAAACACACACCAAAATAAGGCAAGCCAAGAGCGCGGCATGAATCAAGCTTCTCAACAAACTAAGGAAGAATGATGGACGTAATTGAAGTACTGGTAAAGCAATCTGACGAGAAGATTGCCCAACTCAAAGACTACTTATCGGAAGGTAGGGCGGAGTCTTTTGAGGAGTACAAGAAACTCTGTGGTGAGATCAAGGGTCTACTCACCGCACGAGGATATGCACTAGACCTGCAACAAACCATGGAGAAAATGGATGACTAGTTCCATCCTGTTAGCTACAGACGCTAACAACCCGCAAGTTGTCGGAGCCTACAATTTCACTGCCACCGCAGAGGAAAAAGGCAAACAACTACCTAAGCCATCTGGCTATCGAATTCTATGCGCCATCCCAGAGGCGGAGAAAGAATTTGAAGATAGTGAGATTGGTTTAATCAAAGCAGACGAAACCATGCGCAATGAAGAGACACTCACAACTGTCTTGTTTGTTGTAGATATGGGCCCAGACTGTTACAAAGACCCTGCACGCTTTCCAAACGGCGCGTATTGTCAAAAAGGCGATTTCGTTCTTGTGCGTCCTCATGCGGGTACCCGTCTGGTGATTCATGGTCGAGAGTTCCGTATCATTAATGATGATTCCGTAGAAGGAACTGTTGATGATCCCCGTGGTATTAAACGCAAATAAAGGAGT